ATTCGAACCAAGTCAAGAACACTCATCTAGTGCTAAAGGGATTATAAGGCCCTCCCGTGTACCAACACCCACGCCGTTATATCAAAGCTTTTTAATGCCGTTCACATAATTCTCAGCAGCATCTTCGTGATATCTGCGAGTATGGAACGCATATGATTCCGTTGCGACAATCTTCTTGTCTTTGTAGAAGTCAATCTCATATAGAGACGTTAGACGATTTTGCTTTATGACTGCCTTGAGTGTCTTGTCTGTTGACACATATTCAGAAACAACAACAACAGGATCAATCTTCTCTTCTTTAATTTTTAGAGGAACTTCCTTGACTGTATCATTCGCTTTAGTCTTTGGCGTTTTCATTTTACTTCCTTTGTTTTGGTGCGCCCGCTCAGATTCGAACTGAGGATCGGACGGTTATGAGCCGTCTGCATTAACCGCTATGCTAAAGGCGCGAATTCTTTGTTTTTATAAATAGGTAGAGACAGAAAAATATATCTCTAACACTACCTATTTATAAGGACTTAATATGCGTAAATATACCAAGTGGCAAAAGCACATTTTAGAAGACATTGTAAAAGACTCCATTTCGTATGCTCAGTGTTTAGACAAGATGGGTCTTGTTCAAGCAGGTGGCAACTATGCCAATCTGCAAAGAAACATCGACCGATTCAACATTGACACTTCTCATATGTTAGGTCAAGCACATAACAAAGGCAAAGAATTAAAGCCTTTCGATGGTCTTGTCAAGCCTGCGGCAATCAAAAAGAGATTGATACAAGAACATGGTCATCAATGTCAGAAGTGTTTCAACACCACTTGGAACGATCTTACCATCACTTTAGAGTTGGAACATATAGATGGTAATAATAGAAACAACTCTAAAGAGAATCTTATGTTGTTGTGTCCTAATTGCCATTCTCAAACTCCAACTTGGAGAAATAGAAAGAGATAGTTGGTGCGGGCGGTGGGATTCGAACCCACAGCGTTTCTAATGTATCGGATTTTAAGTCCGATGTGTTTCGACCAATTTCACCACGCCCGCAATTGGCGACTCCTGCACGACTCGAACGTGCGACCCACAGCTTAGAAGGCTGTTGCTCTATCCAACTGAGCTAAGGAGCCATTGAACTCTATTTATGCAGCAACCTCATGAGGCCATCCGCGCACATAACAACCATCAAGAAAACGATGACCAGTCTTGTGTGCATCATCGCTGTCTAGGAAGAACTGTTCCCAGATGCAATCGTCTTCTTCAAAGCAGTATAGCATGAAGCCAACGCGGTTGTCAACTACAGAAAAATCTACTTCATATGACCTAACCATTATGCGACCTCATCTTCCAGCCAGTATAAAAAATCTTCCATTTCTTTTAGAACATCTAATTTGCCTAGTAGATATGCTTCATAATCCTCACTGACGCCAGACTTTTTTTGTTTATTACAAATACTCATTTGTTCTCGAATCATCTTTTGGCGGCGCCTAACATTCTTTCGGGCCTTAGACATACGGGTACTAACCATCACGCGACCTTGCGAAGCTTAACACCAGTGACTCGTTCCAATGCAATGATAGAAACGGGATACTGAGGATTGCCAGTGTATAGACGAAAAGTACCTTTGGGATCATGTCGTTCACTTGCGATTACCTTTCCACTCTTGATATACTTATCATGCCGACATCCATACTTATATTCAGTACGGACGTGGAGCAGATCACCAACTTTGGGTTTCCATGTATCGTTTGTCATGATGTATATCTTATTCTATTTGGATCACTTTGTCAAGACGAAAAGCTTGCCGTTCACAAACATCTTTCCATTCTTGAACTTAATCTTTTCCGATTTCAACATCGTCTGATAGAAAAGATACAGCGCACGGTCACGACCATAAGCTTCCACTTCCCAAGGCCAATTCAGATAGTCCTCAAAAGAATTGGTAAGCTTATATGTCTTACCCTTCCACTTAGCTGTGATAAGCTTATTAGACAACTCACAGCGGGCATACTGCTTCACATGCACCATCTCATGAGCGAGACATCGGAGCATCTTGTAACGCCGCATCTTGGGATTGATACCAATCTCAAACATACGTGGGCGCCGTTCAGCATCAATAGGCGCACAATATCCCTCGGTCATCTTACCCTGATCCTCAAGTCGGATTTCAATATCAAGGTTCTTGGCTAGTCTTGTGCCCATAGTGTACTGAGCAAAGAATGCGGTTGCAAACTTGATTTCGGCCTTACACATGGCCTTGGTCTTGCCCTTGATATCAATATTCATTCGAATGCCTTTACCTTTGCGATGAAGTCGGCAACCTCGTCAGGCTTACAATAGCCCAACACAGTATCATGTTCAAATTGATGCCACACACCGTTCTCATCCCATGCCGCAATCTCAGCATCAGGACACTTAGAAAACATTTCTTTACCAGAAGTGTATATGCGATTGGAACAATAGTTCAACTTACCAAACTGCACGGACACAGTCCAGCCGTTTTCAAACGTGATTTGAAAACCAGTGTTGTATCGATCATTTTGTATTTTAAACATTAAGTTCCTTTATGTCACTGTAAGACTTGTTTCGCGGCGCCTGTGTATGATCGCCATTTGCAAACACAACCGTATCGCCTGGTGCAATCTCACGAAAAGCACGGAGATCCCAACCAGGATGAATGAAATCTGGCTGCCCAAACAAACGCACGGCAGTCAGATACCTTTCATCCTTGAAACCGACAAAATGCAGGCAGGTGTTAGTCACCAGTTAGTTCTCCGTTAGTGTACATTGAATAGAAACCCCACGCCATGGATCCGAGACCGATTGAACACATGACAATCTGCAATCCGAGACCAGAAGTGGCCGAAGCGCCGAGAACCATACCGAGCAGAAATCTAAGCATTAGAGCCAACCTTCCTGATAGTTGTGAGCCACATAGTCAATGGTCTCAGGCTGTTCAGCAAGCCACGCGGCCCGCTTTGCCTCTTCTTCAAGGCGATATTCTTCTTCCTGCTTTTGCCACTCAGCGTCAGCGGCGATCTGGGCTGCCATCTGCTTACCGAGGTAATCCAGATAATCTTCCAGTTCAGCATCCGACATTGACTTTACGTCGATATGACGCGGACGGAAACCAACTACTTCCTTATACATTTCCCAGAACAAGGTTTCGTTTTCGTAACGCTTGAAGTCACGCACGGTGGTAACACCCATCTCGGTCCAGAAATCAAGTTCCTCGACATAGAGACCCGTCCAACGATTGTCTGGATCTTCGGCGATCCAAGCCAGCTTTTCAGCATTGAGGGCGGCAAGGTATTCAGCAAGGGTCATGTTATTCTCCAAAGAAGAGGGGACGCATTTTGGCGCAGATGAGGCGATAAGCTGCTTTCTCACGCTGGCTAAGCCAGTCATCGGCGTCTTCCTGCTGCATTTCATGCTTGATCTGCTCAAGACCGTCGAGTAGAAGGTTACCGCAACCAGTATAGTTCTTCACAATCTCAACGGCTTCATCAAAGGTCATCGGCTCTCTCTTTCTCATACTCATAATATAGTGTCGGTCGATCAGATTATCAAGAGCGGCAAACGCAAGTCTGCTATGCGCGGAACGCATGTCTGTCTGATAGTCATTGGATCGTCTCATACACTATAGATGGGGTTGGCAAGTCGGAATTTCAAGGGTTCCTTTTGCATACCTGCTATGCATCCAGAGCATAGGCTAAGTGCTTGATTTGTCGTTCGGCTAAGTGATTGATTTTATTGGGGTCGATCCAGACGCAGGAGGAGACGGCTGGAGCGGGTTGGATTGGCTAGATATATCCATACCAGCCGTCTCCAGCGCCCATCTCCAGCCGCTTCTGGATGAGTTTTAGTCGGTGAGAAAGTCGGAGAACTCTTGGTTCATGTTACGATTGAGTACAACTTCTCGTAGAATAAACGACGGAGTGAAACCGTCGAATGCGCCACCATTTATTAGAAAGTCCTTATATTCTTCGGCTTCTTCCTCGAACTCGAAAGCCTGGATTAGTTGTTCGGTTTTGTTTTCCATCACGCACCAAATAAAATCAGAATTGACTTCAAGAGGCAGAACATAGTAGTTATCCATTCTTATTCTCCAGTTTGCATATACAAGCTTCAAATTCAAATTCGCAAGTTTCATCTATGGGCATATAGTCCCATTCAGGACAGTAGTGTCGCTTTTCTCCTGTCAATAAACGATTATGAAAAAAGAAACAATCTTTAGTCCAAATGATTTGAAAATCCTCATCTGTCATTTTAGAAGGATCATCTGTTGATACTTCTTTAAACTTCTGCCTCAATTGTATTTCATCGTTTGACATATCACACCTTTAGACTTTTGAACTTATCTCTGTTATTGTTTGTTTGCGGTGCTTGACCACTATCAACAATATCTATCTGAGCGGATTGTTCCACATCATACAACTTCATCTTTGCTCTGTCGATACCGATTACAAATCTCTTGTTTGTAGAAGGATCAGCATATCGGTTCTTCAACTGCTTCACCATTATCTGATTTAGTTCTTGCAGTTGCTCAGTTGAAATCAATGCTGCCATGAAGTCAGCAGTAGCAGGAAGACCAAACGATTCGGATGTATCTTCAAGACCAACATCTGAACTTGTAAAGCCTGTTCTGTTTGTCTGAGTGGCCGAAACAACTGGCACTTCAAACTCTACAGCAAGACCACGCAACTCTTCTGCAATAGACTTGATGTATGTATAACTGTTCACATTACCACCAGGTTTGATACGAGATGATGCACAGATGTTTAGATAGTCAACAAAGATGATATCTGGCTTGAACGACTTCTTCAAATGCAATTCATTCAATAGAGCCTTGAAATGCAGAGTAGAAGCAGATGCAGTTGGATATTCCTTGACGATAAGCTTTCCCTGTGACTTGTTCTTGAGAACAGAAGCCTTCTTCAAATACAAGTCTTGAGGAAGCTGGAGCAAGTCATCAATTGTTATGTTCATGAGATTAGCATCGATACGCTTTGCAACTTCTTCTTCGGCCAACTCAAGTGTAATATACAATACATTCTTGCCTTGAGCCAAACAAGCTGCTGCGATATGACACATAGTCAGAGACTTACCAACACCAGTGCCAGCCAGAAAGATGTTGAGTGTCTTGCGGCTGAAACCATTCTTGGTAATCTTGTTGAAGAAATCTAGGTCAAAAGGAATCTTGTGTTCGACACGATGATAGTATTCGTATCGTTCTTCAAAGTCTTCAAGATAATCGTGACCGACATTCGGATCAAACGTGACAGCAAGTGCTTGTGTCAGAAGATCAGGAATGGCGCCCTTTGTGAGAGCGCCACCCTTGTTGTTCATGATTTCGATTGACTGCATGATTGCATTATAGATTGCTTTTTCTTGACAGAACTTTTCGGTGCTATCAAGAAGCCAGTCTGCATTTGTATCCACTTCATCAGCGTTAAGGTCTTTGATGAGAGTAGATGCATCTCTGGCCTGGTCTGCTGTAAGACCACGAAGCGTGTCAACTTCAATCAGTAATGCATCGGCAGTTGGTAGATTGTTATACTTGATAGTGAAGTCACGAATTTCGTTGAAGATGTTACGCTCAACTTCATTCGTAAAATATTCACTCTTGAGAAACGGCAGAACTCTTCGTGTGAACGCTTCGTTCTTCACCAGATTCTTCAATATAACTTTCTCTATCTGCACCATCTAACTCCGCAATGTCTATGATTAAAGTGTTAAGTATCAGGCCAAGATGACGTTCAAAGTATTCATCTTTGCGTAATAGTTCTTCCTTGAACTTACCTGGAGAAAGTATTTCATAGGAAAATTTAAGAGTTGCCGTTCCGTCATCATTCTCTCTGACGCCGACATCCTTAAAGCGAAATATAACATTTTTATAAGCTTCTGTCAACAACTCAATTGCAGTTGTGTCAGTATCATATACATTACTGAAACGAAAATCTGTGCCTAAAATCATTCTGATTCCTCCGCGTCAGCCATAACGTTAGACTTGCCATAGAGGAACTCATTCTTACAAGCTTCGTCAATCTGATCCAGAATGTCCTTGGTAAAATACTTTTCAGGTTCCTTGAGAATAGCGGACTCAAACACCTTTGTTCCATTAGGAAGTTCATACCGAGTGGAAACCTTCTTGATGATTTCAAATTTCTCGGCCAAGTCGACCAGACCATAGTAAGGATCAAGACCATCAGAATAGTCGAGCAGAGTTTCGACCTTCTTGTTCTCAATCGTCAAACGTGCCTTCTTGAGATTGGCTGTGATGATTGCACCAGTGACCTGATTGTCCTTATCCTTGTCCTTCTTCTTAGAAAGAAACAGAATAGTAGATGCAGCATATTCAAGACCAGAACCACCACCCATCTTCTTCGTTGGCACATAAGAACCGACAACATCATAAACGTGATTGGTCACGATGAGTGGAACCTTAGCCTTACCAAGCTTGAGAGTAAGAACACGGAATGCACCACGAACAAGCTGTGCGCGTGTCATGTCGCGTGTGTCCTTGCCGTCAGCAATATCCTGCATCTCTTTGTCTGTAGAAAGATTGCCAAGCGAGTCAAGGACGAAGAGCATCGGAGGACGATCCTTCTTTTCTTTGTCTTCAATATACTTGTCGAGGATCTTTACGGCCTGAGTTCTAAATTCTTGGATAGTTGCAACTGGCACAACTGCAACTCGCTTGGTGTCAACTCCTCTATCTGCCAACATCTGCTTAGATATTGCGGATTCACTTTCAAAGTAGAAGACAAAACCATCGGCGTTGTCTCTGAGGAATTGTCTGACAATGTTGATTGCGTAAAAGGTCTTTCCTGTGGAAGGTTCACCAGCAAGTGCGGTAACTTTATTAGCAGGTAGACCGCCGTAAATAGAACCGCTAAGAAGAGCATTAAGACTGAAACTACCAGTACCGATAAAGCCAGTAACATCGCCAGCCTCGATACCTTCGTCTGCAATTCCCGCATATTCATTATCAATCTCCTTGAGTAGGGAGTTAAAAATATTAGACATATAGTATCTCCTATATTATGATTGAAACGTCACGTATCTCCGTGACGCTGTA